GACACGCTTTACAAATTCTTTGTTACGCTTAATCTTGGGATCCGACTTGATGATACGGAGGAGCGCAGCAGATGGTATCCTAGGTGAATTACCCTTGGGCTTAGGAGTCCTCTTTAACTTTTTACGCGCATCCTGAAGTTGCTTGGAACTAGGCATTTATTATGTGCACAGATTATTTTCATAAAAAATTGTCAATCTCTTATAATGGATATCAAAATTGTAGAAGAGATTGGCCGTCTTGAGAAGATTGTAGAGGAGAAATACGAGGTATTCGTGAGAGATAAGGAGTTGATTTCTATCAAGATACACGAACTTCAGAAGGATATTGAACAGGGGAGATCCAAAATCTCTCGCACCGATCTTTACAAACACCAAGATGTTCTAAAGAAGGAAATCAAAGACTTAACTAGAAATTTTATGGATGACCGGGACTCGATTTTCTCTAAAATAACTCGCCTCGAAGAAACGAAAAGAAAGATCGAAGAGGATGCTCGTCTCGGTAAAGAGTCGATTGACCACAACCTTAAAAATATTCAGGATTTCATTGACAGAGGAAACACAAATGAGATATTTGTCGCAATGGAAGCCATTAAGAATTCAATCACTATCATGAATAATGAACTCAAGTTGTTGAAGAAGGTGGACGATACCTAAAACGATCAAATATATGAGTCGCACATTTAAAATTGTCATATATAATCATACACACAGCATCAGCTATGTCATGTTTCCTTTCGTATGGAATTTCCTCTTTCAAACATCTTTCGGCTAGACTTATAGTCCGCTCTTTCCGCTCATCGTAATCCAAGTTTCTTATACCAAAATGTAAATGCATGCTCACAGGTGAAATAAGTTTAACCTTATCTCTGAACATGTAGTGTAAAAGAATCTCAATATTCGTAAATCCACTCGGGGGTTGTCTCTCTATGAGTATTTTCTCAGCCGCATCAAATAGGTGTTGATGATCTTCCACAAATAAAGGAACTAGGTCAACAAAGTCATTGGTCTTTAAATATTTGTAGTCTTCTAAACTTACCTTTTTCATGTATTCAATCGTAATACTTGGACCGGTCAGGGACTCGGCTAAAACTAAACCCATGTTGTGATACCCGATATCTATCGCTAGTATCTTCATACCTTATTTGGAAAGATTTTCCTTAACTATAATAAATGAAGAACAAGACGAAAACTCAGATGCTTTCCGCCATCCTCTTTGTTCTAGTTCTTGCTCTTGTTTATATGTGGTATAATCCCAGGGTTGTCAAAGTTCAGACCCAACCCTCTCTTCCAGTACCACCACGCCCAGTAAGTGTGCGCCGAGAACCAGAGTTTAGGGGACCACCCATCAAGAAATACAAGCCCGGGCAAATGCAGCAAATGGGTATATTAACTGGACCTAACGAAACTACATTACCCCTATATGGTAAAGAGGTGCGTGGTCGTCGTGATAGGTATCATTATTACACTACTACACCCGGTCAACAGATTTACCCTATACCTATAAGCCATAATGCTAGAGACTGTATGGATGATATCGGATGTGGCGAGTTATACGGAAATGAAACAGTCTCAATCACTGGTAAGACTGGTTCATTTGGGGTTAAGATGTATCGCACCGATAACTTCTTCTAATTTATCGCTGTTTCAGGGCTTTATTTGCCTGACCCATAAGTTTGAGGGTTGAGCAGCAGCAACTACACATAAGTATTAGCATACCCGGGAAGAACCATGGTGGGAATGGAACGGGGAATCCAGGGTGCATATCATAGAATTGCTTACCCCAGTAGAGTAGGAGCATCGTAAACATACAGCTCACGGACATCATGAAAGATGAAACCTGCTTGAACTTACCCTTGTTAGACAAATCTGGAATTGGGCTTATGAAGAACCAAAGAGAGGATAATGCGGCACCCATCGTGAGTGATTTAATATACTCTGAGATTTTAATCAAACACCATATGTTCTGATACCAGTGAAACCATAGAGCATCTGCTGTAACATTCTAAATGTACCTGAACAGGATGAACAGGCGCAGCAAATGAGAAGTCCCTTTGCCATTGGGTTATCCATACCCGCTAATGTCATGAGTATGAGGGATTGAACAAGTAAACTTGAAGCTGTGGAAGATGCTCCAGATAGAGCACCCGATCTACCTCTTATGCTACGTAAGAAACTCATAGCTATACATTATTAGCAGAAATTATTCTCCAAATTCCTAAATGTAATCATGTCAAATTCCCTATGCTGAAGATTTGAACCTCTACGCAGTCTAGACTTGATTTCCAAAAGTTGCTTGATTGTGTCATCGTCCAAATTTTTGAAAAAATCCATCTTAGCTTCCATGTCGTCTAGTTCGTGATGTTCCTTACGAGCTTGCACATAGGGCCATGTGTGTTTTCTCAAAGATTCTACTTCACTTTCCAACTGTCGTATCCTAGGGATGAGTACACGCGTAATCATGATCTTTAGTTCAGTAACATCACCCATCTTATGATTCATGAGTTTGCTATCTTTATATCTTCAGAAGGAATTTTATTTATATTTACCTATAGTAATATGCAGTACAAGGATCTCAAGGAGAAAGCTAAGAAAGCGGGTCTGCGAGTTACTAAGGATGTTCGTGGTAAGCGGGTCAAACTAACTGCTAAGGAACTCCGCGCCAAAATTAGATTAAACTTTGAAAATAGTGTTAAAAATGCTCAGCAAGTTGTTCGAATCTGTAGAACTATTGTGGGTCCCAGTCCTCAAATGACTATGCGTACTGGGGGTGGACCACCTCCCCCTCCTCCACCTCCTCCTCCACCACCACCCAGGAAACCCCCCGTAAATGCTAAGCGTGCGGCACTTATGGCTGAACTGAAAAATGTATTGAAAAAAAAAGGGATGAGGAAAAATAATCTTACTAATTAGTATATTACGATCATGGCTAATAATAACCAGCCCGCGAACAACGCTCTCAACAACGGTGCCAAGAAGCTCCGTGAGATCGCTCTCAAATTAGCGACGGACGCTATTAACAAGGCGCGTGCTGCGAACGGTGGTAACAACGCGGCTCCCGCCAACAATGCTAAGCCCAACAACAATGCTAAGCCCAACAACAACGCTAAGCCTAACAACAACGCTAAGCCTAACAACAACGCTAAGCCTAACAACAACGCTAAGCCCAACAACAATGCTAAGCCCAACAACAACAAGCCCAACAACAACAAGCCCAACAACAACAAACCCAACAACAATGCCAAGCCTAACAACAACAAGCCCAACAATAACAAGCCCAACAATGCCAAGCCCAACAACAATGCTAAGCCCAACAACAACAAGCCCAACAACAATGCCAAGCCCAACAACAATGCCAAGCCCAACAACAATGCCAAGCCTAACAACAACAAGCCCAACAACAATGCTAACAAGCCCAACAACAACAAGACCGCGCCTGCTAACAAGCTCAAGCTTAACTAATTTTATAACTTAAAAAATATAGAAGTGATAGTAGAATGGGTATATTGAAAGATTTAGGATGTTTCTGTCGATTAACAGAGCATGACATAAACATCAAAAACTTAAGAGACCTCGCGAATAATTGGATAATGAACGACGAAAATATTGAGAAAGCGCAAATACTCATATCCAATTTTTCTGAATGTGTAAAAGAAGATGGGGGGAAGAATCGCGATCGCATGAAGCAATTATGGCAGCGTGACATAGACGATTATACATGTAAACGACTGGTACATATTGCTAAGCTATGTGTAGTAAACACTATCTCGAAACACCTTGGATTAGAGCATATCAAAAATGTTTTGAGAACGTGGGAGGGTGAAGATTTTGAAAGTGTACATTACACATTTACTGACTACATATTCAACGTCGGTCAATTGAATGATATAGACTTGATTTATTTTGATTCAGTAGAAGACCTAGTTAAATTTGATCTCGGACCAGATTTATATAAACGCCTCATTACAATCATCCACTTCTTTGAAAAGTTCAGGGACTTCAAACAATCTGTATTCCAAATCTCTTAGACATAAATCGCTTAACACCTGCAATGGTAGGAAAACTCCAGAGATACCAACGTGACCAAAATCCGGCCCCGTTGATACCACTCATTTTCCAGTCCTCTTTGTC